TCGGCCTGCTTGCGCTTGCTCCACGAATGGGGAACGGGGTAGATTGCCGCAATGTCAACCCGGATAGTGCCGGTGAACTTTGCCCCGTGGGCTTCGCACTGGTATGCCCATGCCACCAGCTTTTCATAGTCCTTCGTTTTCTTTGGGGTGTATGTCGCACCGTTCTGGGTAAAGCGGGGGCGCTCCTTCCCTTGCGGAACGCCGGGAATCGTAAATTCAATCGTCACGTTTTCGCTCCTTCCTTTGGAGTTGGCGGTTTCACCTCCCACCGCCAAGGGAAAATGCAAACTATACTGTCAATCTTTTTGGGGAAAGATTGATTTTTCCGGCCTAGAACGGCAATTGTGCGTCGTCGTCTTCCAACTCTACGAAGTTCGTCGCAGGGGCGGGAGTCTGATACGCCGGTGCGCTGTATCCGTTGTCAGCCCCAGAGCTGGCCTGAGTGCCGCTTTCCTTGCTTCCGTAGAAATAGACATTGCTCACAAGAATCTCCGCATGACGGCGCTTCTGACCGTTCTTGTCGGTATACTGCCGGATTTGCAATCTGCCCGTTACTATGGCCATCTGGCCTTTGCGGAAATACTTGGCGGCGTTCTCCCCGGCGGCTCCAAAGGCGGTGCAGCCTAGGAAATCCACTTCTTTCTCGCCGGTCTGCTGGTTCTTGAAATCCCGGTCAACCGCCAAGGTGAAGCTGGTAGCAGCCTTGCCGGAATTGGTTCTGCGAAGCTCCGGGTCTCGCACCATGCGTCCGGCAATGGTGATGGTGTTAAGCATTCTCCGGTACCTCCTGAGGGATGACCTCGCCGGTGGCCTGATCGGCCACAATATCGGTATCAATAATGCCGATCAGCCCGTCTTCCGCTTTGGAATCATCCGCCATAACATCGGCCAGCTGCTTCCCTTCGTCGCGGGTCTGATAATCGATGGACATAACGCCCCACTTACCAATGAGCTGACGGTATACGGTTTTCCGCGCCATGGCGTCCCAATCATCACGCCAGCCCTTTCCCTGATACTCGCCCTTGCGGAACTTCCGCTCGTGGGCTTCAATGGCCGCCTTGCTCATGTAAATGGTCTTCTCCGCGCCGTTCACAAGTCGATAGTAGCCGACATAGCCGATAACCGGCAATTTCTCCCGCTCTGCTTCATCCTCGATGAAGTCAACCACAACTTCTTCTGTCAGGCGATTGTAGCTTTTCAGCTCACCCTTGCGGATATCCACCACGTTGATGGTCTTGTATGCGCCGGTGCGAAGCGCCAACTGGTGCATACCCTTCCAGCCAAGAATGAAGGTCGCCTCCGTCTTTTTTGTTCCGGTGTCCTTCTTGTAGTTCTTGAATGGGACGATATAGGCATATCCCAAGTTCTGGTCGATGGGCAGGTCAAACGTTGCAGCCTTCAATGCGGACTGGATAACGGTCATGGGACTTTCCATAAATGCCTGCTGCATATTCTTATCCGCATTCACCATCGAGACGATGGAAGAAACAAACTGGGGGGCGCGCTTGCCAAGCAGCTCGTCAAAGCGTTTCCGCATACCGTCCCGGTCGAGGAATGTGTTGAGCATTGCGCCGATGGACTGCTGAGCAGCCGCAGCGGGTGTTTGCTTCTGTACCTGATTCTGAATTATGTTTGCCATTAAATTGCCCTCCTGTTGGCATATTCGTATTTTTTATGTGGCCTTGCCGGAGTAGTAAGCGCCCTTTCTGGTTCCCACCCATAGCGGACAATTCTATCCTTTAAAAGCGCTCTGTCTAACCCCGTAATTCTTGCCCATTCAGCGATAGTGTGGGTCTGACCAGCGTGCGAAACACGGTGGTTAGTAGATTTGTTCGCCGCTTGCTCAGCAGCTGTTATCCATCGGCAATTCTCTGGGCAGTAATTCCCGTCGTTATCGATACGGTCAATCGTCAGATTGTCGGAGTATCCGTTAGCAACCGCCCAGTCATAGAAAGTGGAAAAGTCTCTCGCCCAGTCATCGCAAAGCGAAATCCCCCTCGCTCCGTACCTGTAATACTTAGCGCACCTCTTGTCATAGCACCTAGTCTTCATGCCCGTCCAGATTCCGTACAATCTCGTGTTTGATTTCCCGTGTGTATATTTTCCCATACTTTACGCCTCCTTTTTGAACCGAAAAGTTCTGCTTTCCGAAGATTTGAAATAGTTCTGTGGGATTTCTCCATGGTCTTTCTCCCACTTCTTTCTATCGAACGTGGAGCGTTTCTGCGTCTTCCATATGACGCTGTAGTTCCCGTATCCGCCCCGCTCGGCGGTTCCCATGGCTTCCATAATACGCGCCTGAGCGGCGGCTTTCTTTTCTTCCAGCGCCTTGATCTGCTGGCCGCATTCGTCCATGATCGCCAAATCAACGGCGCAACCGGTCAAATCCATTTCGGTGTCCGGATCGCTGGCCGGGAACTCTGCGTTCAGGGCGTCAATGGTGGAATCCATGCCATCAATGGCCGGGGGCGTTTCGCTCTGAACGTTCTCCCAGAAGCTTTCCTCCGCCTCTTTCAGGGCTTCCAGCTCTGCTTCGTCCCGCTCGATGACGAACACCTTGAAGTCAATGCCCAGAACCAGAACCGCCAGATACCAGCGGTCAAGGCCTGACACAAGCAAGTAATGGCAGCACTGTGCGTAGTAAGTAGCCGGGAACTCGCCGTTCTTGAATTTGCTCAGGTGCAGGGCATTGGTGGTCTTGATCTCTAATCCTGCCCGTTCCCCAATGACCAGCCGGTCGTAGTTGGCGTGCGCGTAGGGCATATCGTCCCGGAATACGGTGTAGTTCTCCCGGCGCACCTTTTTCCCGGTAGCTTCGGTAAACCGCTTTGCTACGTATTCCTCCAAGTCCGTGCCAAGGCGTACCGCCTCTTTCTGGGAAATATCCTCCGGGATGACCTTACCGGTTTTCTCCGCCCACAGGGCATACGGTGACTTGTAGGGGTTCAGACCCAGAATGGCGGCGGCATCCGAACCACCAATGGTGGTAGAGCGCAGCGCTGTCCATTCCTCTTTGCTCATGGTCGCGGTTGGGATTTTCCGTATCATTCTTCATCCTCCCGCAACGGCTCAAACCGTTTTATAGCGATACCGCCTTTGTACGGATATGCCCGGTATTTTGCCCCGGGGGGAACAATTCCGCCTAAGCTACCTGTGCTGATATAAAAGCCCCCACCAACTTTGTTTATTTTTAATGTTCTACCAATTTTTTGCGGAATAAAAACGACGTAGTTCTCGCTTACTTTTATCCCAACAGTGTTTTCGCCGTTCCAAAACTTTGTAGCAAGGGCGTTAATGTAGGCAATGCGCCTCTTACCATCCGGGAAACTGACAGCCGGAACATTGACTCGATTGTACGGCCTAATGTAGATATCCTCGAATCTTTCCGATTCGCTTATGATGATTCCGTCCTCCATTATTCCTCCACCTCTGCTTCCTCGTTGAACTCCGTCATGGAATCTATGCAATTCAGGCAGTAGAACTCATCATGCGCCGGGATATATACCAGTTTGCTGCCTGTGATGGGATATCCGCACCTGGCACACTTCGGGAGTACCGCTTCCCGGGAGTCGGCATCCGCCGCCAACTGTTCAGCCTGCCGCCACGGCTCCATGCTATCAAAAACGTCCATTGACTTTCCTTTCTCCATTTGATATACTGTAAATGGTAGAGATTTTTTATATCGCTTGCCGTCCCCGGTGCTGTAACATCGGGGGCGGCTTTTTATCGCCCTCTGATGCACCGTCCGATACCGGCACCCATCAGGATAGCGCACACCCACATTGCGGGGACTGCCGCCCTGTCTGCCAGCAAATCGGCCTGCTGCCACCAGAAAAGCACCAGATTCAGCCCCGCATAGGGAAGCACCCGGAAAGTGCATTCCCTAATATTGAACGGCTTCCGGTTCTCCGGCACCGGCTCCCACCGGGCATCCATGGGTTTGCTTCTGCTTGCCATATCCTCACCCCCTGACCTTATGGTTCTTGTGGACTACATCGAAAAGCTCCACGTTCTCGTCGTCAAACGCCTTGCTTTCCTTCGATTCCAGCAAAAGGGATTCCCGCAGCCGGTCATTTTCCCGGCGCAACCGGCGGTTCATCTCCGCCATGGTGCGAAGCTGGGCAACCTCGTTCGGCATCATTTGGAGTTCTCCTTGTAAGGCTTCAAATCCCCGGCATCCACATACTGAGATATCTTCCCGAGACAATAGATATTATTCACGGTGCCTATTGCTTCCAGCGTAACAATATCCCCTATTGCAAAGCCATGATGCGGGATATAGCGTTTCTGTACAACCACAAACTTGTCTCCAACCTTGGGCTTGCCCTGTTCACGCTTGCTCTCTTTGGGCTTATCCTCCTTGCGCTTCTTCTCAAACAGCCGCTCAACGGCGACCCTTGCGTCCTCCGCTCTGCTGTAGGTATCCTTCGGATTGCACCGGACTTCTGCGGTCTTCACGTCCCGCCCGCCACGTTTCAGCGTGGCCGTGGTAATCATCCCGTCAAAGCGGAGTTCCACGGTGCAGAGTTCCCGCTCAGGCTCCGCAAGACCAGCGATCATGTCTTCGTACCAGCACCAATGCCCAAGAAAATCGTCGCGATCCTCCTCTATGTAATAGTAAACTCCGTTATCGTTGATTCCGGATTTTATGATCGTCGCGGTCTTTCCCAGATACTTGTCCATATCAGGGTTCCAGTCCTTCTGCGGCCTCTTGCTCACAATCCGCACCCTATCCATCGCTTTGTATTTCGCCATAAATAACTCCTTTCAATTTCGGCATTCTGCCGTAGATTTCAAATCACTGCCATTCCCTTGCAAACGCCCGGATTTCTTTTTCCGAATACCCCAGTAGCCGGAGGATTACGCCCGGGTCGGGTTTCAGTGCCGCCACAAACCGGGACAGTGTTTTCAGCTGCATCTTTCCGGGGTCTTGCTTGTATACTCCGATGGTCACGTCTGCCGTGCCGACCGCCCGGGCAAGCGCGGCGTTGTTATTGCTCTGAACCCCCGCGTCGGGGCATCTGCGGTCGATCTCCTTCCAGAAATCCTCCACTGCGTAGCGCTCGGCATACTGCCGGATTCTTGGCATTTCATCATCTCCTCCCGTATAATCTACAATTCGTTTATTCATGTCTTTTTTATTGCATATTGCCCCTCGCTGTGCTATTCTGGAAGAAAAAACAGAAAGAGGCGGTCTTATGGGCAAAAAGAGTATAAAAGCATCTAGCGCGGAGTATCCGGGCGAATCGTATTTATTGCGCTGCACGTATCAGGAGGTTACCGAATGCCCGTCATGCCATTTCGCGATTGAGCCGAAGGCATTATGCGCTTACTACGTTCAGCCCGACAGCCCTTCTGATGGGAAATGCACGCTGTACCTTCTTTCCCTGTGCAAAAGGTGCAATCAGGTCTTTTTAAGCGCCTTTCAGGAAAGTACAAGTCGCCCTGTTCCTGGCTTTGCAGATTTCGATTCTGCCTCGTACTCTGTCCCTTACACGCCTAACATAAACAAATTTTCAGGCGACGTGCAGCAGCTTTCACCGGACTTCGTTGAGACCTATGCGCAGGCGGAAATTGCCGAATCTCAACGGTTGTATCGCATCTGCGGGGTTGGCTATCGAAAAGCCCTGGAGTTTTTGGTAAAGGACTATTTGCGGCATAAGAATCCAGATAATACCGATAAGATACTCGCGGAGCCGCTCGGTTCGTGCATCAAAAAGCTGGAAGACCAAAGGCTCAAGGTTCTCGCTGAGCGGTCGGCATGGATTGGAAACGACGAAACGCACTATGTAAGAAAGCACGACGATCTCGGCATTGAAGATATGAAACGCTTCATAAAGGCCATGCTGAATTACGTAGAATCGGAACTTGCTTTCGAGGAAGCCGAAGCCATCCCCTGCAAATAGGTATCGCGCTCTGCCAGCTTCTCCCCGGCCAAAGACCAGTATTCCACGACAACCCGTGTCGGCTGATCCACTGCACCAGACCCGCGCGCAGACCGTGTTTCAATGACGGGGATTACACGTGCTGAATCACACCCTCTGGGGAATAGATAATTTTTCATTTTTTCACCCCCTTCTAGGCTTGTCCCATTAAGATTCACCTTTTCAAGATAATTATGGTTCAAAAAAAATGTGGTCAACTTGCTCAGCAGAAAGATCGAGAATAGACTTTATGCTGCGAACTTCGCCAAGCGAGAATTCCGCTCCACCAGTTCCGTTCAATTTGGCGTTAAACCTAGACAAACTGACACCGATACTGCGGGCAACATTCTCTTGGGTCATTGCCTTCGCTCGTATTTCGCCTTTTAGCAAATTGCTATTCATTTTTTCCCCTCCTTTCGGATTCACCTTTTCAAGATAATTTCATTATACACGCTCTTTTCTATTTGTCAAGATATTTTTATTGACTTTATCAACTTTTTTTGCTATTATCAAGATAGCCATATGAAAGGGGGGTAATACATGACACTTGGAGACAAAATCCGCTTCCACCGGAAACGGCTCGGCATGACGCAAACGGAATTAGGGGCGCGGCTGGGCGTTCAAGTGAACGCCGTGAGCAAGTGGGAGTGTGGGCGTGTGGAATCAATTCCTACATCAAAGATTAAAGAGATTGCAAAAATTTTCGGGGTTGCTCCATCCTACCTAATAGATGATGAACAGCCCGCCGATTCCGGCGAGCTGTCCGAAGCCAAGAAAGCTATGTATGATTTTGTCGATTCGCTTTCTGACGATCAGGTGCGGCGGCTTCTTCAGATAGCACACGCCGCATTTGAGAAATGAACCATTCAAATTGCGCGTCGTTCATTTCCGATATAAGCCGTTTCAGTTCTTCTCTTTCCTTCATGTTTTGTCCCCCCGCTATATATTTATAAACGTTTGTTTGATTACGTAGCGTATAATAGCACGTCATGTGTCCAATAAACCGGACTAATTAGAAAAATGCACAAAAATTTTTCTCTCCGTTGAAATTATTTTCTGAGCGTGGTATTATTTTTCTGTGGATTCTATGTGAAAAGGCACCCACTATAACAAAAAAGTCGGTGGTGAGTTTCGTGAATGCTTTTAATGGAAAATTTCCCGGCATTGTTAAGAATCTCTTCTTAAAGCGCACAGAAAAATGTGACAAGCAGATCGAATTTTCAGAAGTCTCGCCGGTATTAGGGCAATATGACGCTCTCGCAAATCCGCAAGACAATTATCAGAAGATGCGCCAAGCCGAAAGTGATTGGATTGAAGCCCATTACGATCTAAACAGTATTAATGGCATTAACAAAATCCCAGTTCAAAAAGGTCTTCGTTGCCCGTTTACAACGGGTGTGACAGGCCAATTATATTACATATTGCGCAGGAAGGCGTATGAGCATGAGAAAAACGGGCGCATGAGGCTGGCTGTTGCCTGCATGAGCAAGTCCAGCGAACTTGCGATACTTGATTATGGAACTCGAATACAAAAGCAAGAGCTTTACCCTCTTGTCCGCATTCTAGCACGGGACGGTCAGGTTGATGAGGCTATTGCGGAAAAAGAATATGTTGACAGATACTGTCAAGAGCAAAGAGACATTCTTGATAAGTATATTTTTCAGGAGGCAATCGCGTCTGCCAAGAACCTCAAGACAGATTTTGTCATAATGAGTGTTCACAACGTAACCTGCCCAGAATGTGCAAAATATCAGGGGCGTGTTTACTCTATATCTGGCAAGAGTCTAAAGTTTCCAAAAATCCCCGGCTTCTTTTACGAGACTGGGCGAGTTCATCCCGGTTGTAGTCATGTATTTTATCCATATATTGACGGAGTTGATGACCCGCATTTAGACTACACACTTTCGTGCCACCCATTGCGAAATAGGCTATATGCATTAAATATTTCGGTTTTTAGCAAGCGCCCTTTCGTTGACGATCGTACGCGAGCTGCAAAAGAAAAATCACGGGCTTACCTGGCAGAACAAGCGTTGAAATCCGAAGCCGAAAAAGATATGGACGACAACATGATAGAATATGAAACAAAACGTGGTAATGACGCTCGCAACTTTTTTTGGCTAAAAAAACATATTCCCGGAAAGTGTCCTAAGTCGCTTTCCGGGTATCGGAGAATGAAAACCCAGAACACGAGGAACTATCAATTCTTGAAGCAATTTGCGTCCGAACAAGGCAGGGAAATATGATCGTGTATACCATGCCGAAAAATTAGAGCGGGAACTTTGTTGAATATGCCCCGCCACCCGTGCCACAAGGTGACGGGGCTTGCCGCCGGAATGGTGTGTCCCTTGCCGGTTGCAATATCACCATAGCATTTTCAGCATGGAAAAGTAAACCACACATTTGATTCAACCAGAATCAAATATGCATAATCCGGAATCAAATTTGAATTTAATAGGAGGGCGAATTATGGATTCAAATACAGGCCAAACATTCATCGAGGAAATGCAGCCGAATTTCGATGCCCTCCCGGAAAGGCTGAAAGACGAGAAATTCCGGAACCATCTGACGAATCAACAGCTTTCTGACGTATCCGGCGTTCCCATCGCCACCACAAGCCGGATTCTTTCCGGTGCTGTATCGAACCCCGGCTTTTTCCATATCGCCGCGCTGTGCGCCGCTATGGACGTGTCAATGGATTCCGTTGCAGGTGTTCACCAAAGCGGAGATCAGGCGGAAATAGACCAGCTCCGGCAGGAGATAGCATACAAGGACGAGATAATTGCCGAGAAGGACGCGGCGATAGACCGCCTACTGGACAGGAGCCGCATTATGGAGGCCGGTGTCGCGGCCAGAGATGACCGCATCAGCAAGCAAAATGCAGAAATAAAGAATGTCCGCAGCTCATACAAAATCCTTGTGTACGGGCTGTGCGGCATTTGCATTACGCTGACATTTGTGTGGGCAATCTATGTGATTCTGGATGGCCGGGTGCCAGACCAGGGGCTGATACGTTCTGACGATGTTTCTCCGGTCGTGTGGGTAGGTGCGGCGGCTGTTATTGTACTGCTGTTCGGCCTTCTGCACTTCACTGTAAGCAAAATATCAAAAAAGAGGGATACGCTATGGGAAGAAAGAAAAAAGAGCCGGGGGTAAAACTCCCGGCTATTAAACAACTCCCGTCAGGGTCATGGCGAACAAGAATCTATATTGACGGCCGCACAGTCTCCATAACGAAGCCCACATACGACGAATGCGCGGCGGAATACCTCGCCATGAAGCACGGGGTCATTGAAGCGAAAGCCGCCCCCATGAAGCACGGGGTGCCGCTGGGGGACGCTCTCGACAAATACATTTCGACCCGGAAGGGGTTCAAGTCACCATCAACGATTTATGCGTATGAATCCTACCGCAAGCAGCGCTTCCAAAGCATGATGGTGGCTGACGTGTACACCACCACGGACGAGCAGTGGCAAGCCGCCATCCGCAGGGAAGCAAAATCGTTGTCCCCGAAATATATTAAAAATGTGTGGATGCTGATCTCCGCAGCGATATTCGAGGAAACCGGACGCAGGCCGCGGGTGACCCTGCCGGAAAAGGAACACAACGAAAAGCCGTACCTTGATCCGGATCAGATACCGGTGTTCCTGCAAGCCATAAAAGGGGAATCGATAGAAATCGCTGCCCTGCTGGAATTATCCAGCTTGCGCAGGTCTGAGATGCTGGCTCTGACGTGGGACAAGGTCGATTTCAAGAACGAAATAATATATGTCCACGGGGCAAGAGTTGCCGGGGACGGCGGCAAGCTGGTTCACAAGAAGCAGAATAAAAACGATTCTTCCCGGCGCACGGTGCCGATTATTGAGCCGCTGATGGAAGCACTAAAGGCAGTTGATAACAAAGAAGGCTATGTCGTCAACCTGACCGGCGGGTGGATATGCACAAGGATAAACGAGATTTGTTCCGACAACGGCCTGCCGAAAGTCGGGAACCACGGATTGCGGCACAGCTTCGCGTCTCTGGCTTATCACCTCCAGATACCGGAAAAGATAGCAATGGAAATTGGCGGGTGGGCAGATGACGGGACAATGCACAAAATATATACACATCTGGCGCAGAAAGACATTGCAAAACGGGCGCAGGATTTCCGAAACTTCTTTGTGTCAAATGCGGATAAAAAAGCGCAAATTTGACACGCCATTTGACACAGATTTTGAAAAATCGTTGTATACCAACGCTTTTTGGCGGTTTAATCGCGGGTTCGATTCCCGTACGGGTCACCATGCCAAGAACAGCTCCGGAAACATATTCCGGGGCTGTTTTCTTGCTTTATTACATTTTCACGGTGAAATATAAACATTTATGCCTAGAAAATATTTGTACGTTCGAGTTATTTCTTGCCACTTCCAAGCGTTTATTCGCGCCAAATTTGACACGCCATTTGACACGAAATCTGCCACGCTTACCGCTTATACAGCCCCTGCACCACTCCGACGTTCTCCGCCCGTTCAATATCCCGCTTGTGCAGGTACTCATAGACGGCCATCATGGCCGCAGGCGGTTCGCCCTTCTGCTTGCGGTATTCCTCAATATGGGAAACGACGGCCTTGTGCAGGGCGTTCATGTGGTTCATTTCCTCCCCGCTCAGCCTGTAAAACAGGTCTGCCAGCTCCGGGTCGTCGTGCTTGTATTCCACGGCCAGCTCTGCGTAGGTGTGCGCGTCCTCCAGCTCGTCCTCAATGTGCTCCATCAGCAGTTTGATTTCTTTCATGGCTTACGCCTCCTTTATATATCTCAGAAGCTTGTCAACCTCTGCCCGGTCAAAGGACAGCTTGCCGACAAACGGGATGTCAAATTCTAGCGGTTTCCGAATCTGCGGGGCAAATGCGTTGTAAAGCGCGTCCTCGTCGATGTTTCCGTCCTCCAACACGCTCAGCATTTTGACGGCGGGAATGCTTTCCAGCTTTTCAAAAATCTGCGGCGTTCTCTTGGCATACAGGGCTACCACCCCGGCGACAACGACGGCTTTCATTTCCGGAAAGTGGGGGAGAACCTCCTGCTCCACATACCGAAGCGCCCCGTTTACAAAACGTTCTTTTGAAACCATAGTTACCTCCGATTATTGTCGGGGCGGCGATTGCCGCCCCGTTTGGATTAGCCAGCAGCGGCAGCAGTGGGCGCAGTCCAGCTGTTCTTTGCGGGCATCGGTTCAGGGCACACATTCCCAATGGGAATCACGGTCTTGGTCAGCCCGGACAGCGTGTTCAGGGTGTTCTGCATGCAGCTGAGGTTTGCGGTGATCTGGGCATTGACAACCGCCTGAGCGGAAATCTGCCCTTCAACGCCACGCAGACGGCCATCCAGATACTGGTACATGTCCAGTATCTTCTGGTCTGTATAGGTGTTGGCGTCCCGGAGCTTGATATCGGACTTGAGCGCCGCGATCTCAGCCGCCTGTCCTGCTTCATACCGGTTCACAACGTGGTCACCCTCGGAGCAGTTGCCGCCGAAAATGCCACCGTTCGCCATGCCCAGCAGGGTGGAAATGCCGCCGATGTAGCCGCCGATACCGCCCACGCGGTCAGCAGCAGTGAAATTTAGAGACATATAGAAGTCCTCCTTCAAAATATTAGGAGGTGGCCACCTTCTACCTATAGAATAACAAAAATCCCGACGGTAGAATCATCATCTACTCGTCGGGATTTCGTCAACAAATCGTCAATAAATCGTCACGCAGAATCAGAATTTCAGATTTTCAGGGAGCTTGTCACTGTACTTTCTGCACAATTCGTATTCTATCCGCAACTTTTTAACCGTTCTTGTGATAGTGGCTTGGGACACACAAAACTTGTGGCACTGTTTTGTCTGGCTCCATCCGGCGGCTCGGGTGCGGATGATCTTTTCCTCCAGCGGCGTGAGAATCGCCAGAGAACAGAATTCATCCAGAATCACCCGATTCCACGGGACTTTATCCACTTATCACATCAGTCCTCCTTGGGGGCAATGTAGGTTCTTGCCTGCTTGCTATCGGAGATACCGGCGGTGGTAGGATCATTGACCACGCCCAGAATCACCAGCAGGGCAAACACGGCGTTCACCACGGCCAGCAACTTGTCGCCGATTTCGCCCAAGTCCAGCGTAAAGCCGAACAGGGCGGCTACCGTCTGCACCAGCAGAAGCAGCGCGGGAATTGCGGCCAGCCAGAAGTTCTTGTTTTTGATGCGTACAATCCAGTTAATCATTTTGTTTTCCTCCTTAATTATGCAACGGTATTTTGCGCACTTCCTCCATAACTCTTTTTGCAGAGCCATTCCCGCCAGCGGCGGCGTATGGTTCGTATAAGTAGTCATTGAGGTTTTCATATTCGTCTTTGGTGATGTATCCACGTTCGATGTACTTCATCCCCAGGTAAATGATACGGTCGTGGGCCATTCCCACCAGAAGCCGGGTGTTCGCATCGTTCTTCTTCCGGCGGGCCTCCAAGAATCCCCAGAAGCCCGCCGAACCCACGAACGACAGCAGAATGGTAATAGCGGTTTTGATCCATTCGCTCAAATGGTTGTCCTCCTGTTTCTCAGCCGTTCCACCGGCTGTACTTCCCGTTGTCCTCGTGAATCCCCCATCCGTACAGCCCCAGACCGCCCCGTCCGGGGATTTTCTCCGCCTGTACCTCCTGGGCTATGGAATAAAGCTTCTCCGGGGAGATAGCCCCTGAGAGGTCCACAGCCTGTCCCGTGGTGTGCAGGGAGTTGGATACTCCGCCCACCTCGGCATTGTGCCGCTTGCACCGTACACCGGAATTCACATTCAGGGGAACCCCTGCCCGACGGCGTATCTCATCCGCCATGCGGACGGTTTCCTCTGCGGGTTCTGCGGGAAAGCCGTTGCAGTATTTCCCGCCGCACTGGCACCGGAATTCCTCCCGGGTGAAATACCGGATATCGTCCCAGAACGTCCCGGTTTTCGGCGCGTCGCTGCTCTCCGGCTTCTCCACCTTTACCGCCGTCCCTGCGATAGCACCGATGAGCATTTTCTGGGTAGCCGCCCCCGGTATTCCGTCCACGGTAAGTCCGTAGTCCAACTGAAACGCCCGGATAGCCCTCTGTGTGTTCCTGCCCTCAATGCCGTCAATCGTGCCGGGAGAATAGCCCAGATAGGCCAGAAGGCACTGAATTTGCTTTACCGTCATACGTTCACCTCTTCCCAGCCCTGGGGGTATGCGGACGGCGACCATACATTATTGTCCAACGTGGAGCGGTACACGTTACTGCCCTCCGTGCAGCAGTCGCCCTTATTGTAGGGGCTGGTAGCCATGGCGACGAACGGCAACGCTTTCGCTGGGTCGGTGCTCCAAGCGAACCCCCACTGTGCGGGAAGTTCCTCCGGCTCCTGGGTGTAGATAGTGCTATCATAGGACTGCAACAGCCGCACCACACGGCCAGCAGATGACCGGCACACAAACCCGGCCTTGCGCTCCAGCATGTTTTTGTTTGCGACAGCAGCCTTGAAACTGGGAATATCACTATCCGCCGCGTTCAGTTCGGTGCCTGTCATGTCCGGGGCTTTCTCCTGCAGGGCAAGCGCGTTCGCCCGCCCCTGAGCATACATGATGCTTTTTCTTTCCTCTTGTGTCACAGACTGTCAACCCCTTTCTTGTAGGCTTCATCCAGCTCTTTCAGCTTTTCCTCACCGCCGCTGGCCTTGATCTCGGTGATTTTCGCAAGGATGGCGTTTTTGCGTTCTTCGATGGTCATGCGTTCACCCCCAGCGCGGTTTCAATTTCGGATAATGCGGCTTCGTACTCAGTGTTCTGAGCAGCGAGATCCTGATACTGCTCCCGCTCATACTCCCGCTGTACAGCGTCCAGCTCCGCCCACGGCTTCCATGGGGCGATCATCTCACCGGTGAACACCACGCCATCAGCACGTGTCCACGTCTGCCCTGCCGGGATGAAGCGGTAGCCCTCGATGTAGGCGTCGCACTTACCGTCGAATGCGTCTGTTTCTACCTGTGTCCGCCCTTCGCCAGAGGTGACGTAGCACTTAAATTCTGAGCCAATATAAATTGTTTTCAAGCGTTACACCCCCTACTGCATAGAGACTTCGTAGACGTACCGGCTGCCGCCTTTTTCAGAGTACGAATAGAGCCGGATGAAGTGGCTACCGGTGATGTTGGATATATCGAGGCTTACTTCATCCGAGGCGGTATTGAGTTCTGCTTTTGCCACCGGTTTACTTGCTGCGAAGGAATCCTCAATAATCAAGTAAAGACTTACGTTATGAACATTTGCGTCGGTCTTAACGGATATGGTGCTGTAATCAGTCATATCAACCTTGCTTTTCGTATGCACATTTTGTGATTTTCCCGCTTGGACAATAAGCTGTAGTGCTTGCTTTTCAGCATTAACCGTTCCTTGCCACCCGCCGGTCAGTGAATCGTAAGTTTCCCCATCCTTGAACAGATAAGTGATATATAGCAACGTGACACTCTCGGTCTGGCCGTCAGTGGTTATCACGACATCGGCACTTTTCGACTTATCCCCATCCGTAGCTGTCGCCGTCCAAGTTCCTGCATTATAGACTATGCATGTCCACGAACCACTGGTGTTTGGAGCAGTAAGGGTTGTAGTTCCATCACTGCACGTACAAGTTGATCCCGCAGGGTAAGTGACGTTGATTGTAGCTGAGAAGTACGTTATTGTGACATACTCTACAGTTAAACGAGTAATGTCGACGTCTTGGGTTGCGATACTGCTGCCCTTTGTAGCAGTAATAGTCCATGTACCAATGTCCAGACCGCTAAACGTCCACGTACCATTTTTCTCGGAAGCTGTTTTTGTGGTTGACCCCATTTTACAGGTTACGGTAGAGCCTGTAGGAGCTGCTACAATAATGATGGATTTGTTGGGGCTTCCGCCACTGCCTCCAAATCCATATAAAGGCACTGCAATACTCATACGTACACCTCCACCGTAATCGGAATATTCACCGTGGGCTTGTCCTCAAGGCAGGTAAACGTCAGCGTGCTGCCCGACCGGGAAGCAAAACTCACCATGCCACACGCCTCTTTCAGCGCAAGGTTGATGTCCGTGTTGCTCCCGTATACTGGATAAGCCATCGCACGTTTTGTATCCGTCAGACCGGAGACCGTAACAGACTGGGTATACGGGGCGCTGGCAGACCAACCGGCAGCAGTTAACGTTGCAGTCCTTGCAATCGTTTTGGCATTACTTAACGCCGTATCCACGTACCCCTTGGTTGCAGCATCAGCGCTGTCCGTGGGCGCACCTAATACTTTGATTTGATGGGAGTTCATGACAATATTCCCGGTCATTAAACCGCCAGCACTAGGCAATGCCCCAACATTTTCAGCTTCTAGCTCAACGTTGCCATTGGAGTTAGGTTCTTTGCCACACACTTTGGATACAGCGCCGGTGCCATCCAAACCCATACGGGAGACGGAGTAGGCATAAATCGGGCTTCCGGAATTGAACGTCATTGCAACTCGCGTCCACAGGTAAGCGCCCTGTGCTACCGTGGGAATACTGCCTTGCCAATTCCCGGACGGGATAACATTCCCGGATGTGCTGGCTTGATATGTTACGGACTGGCTGGTCAACAGCGCCGGGTTCCCGATGTCGCCCTTTTCGCCCTTGATCTCGAACCACTGATACTTCGTCCAGTCTGTTGGAGCAGTTGCGGAATTGCCGCTGTATACGCCCATCCAATTGTCAGGGAGGACACCGAAGCTATGAGAAGCTGCCGTGGGCTTCTGCGCCGCGTACCGAATCCAGACGTATGCGTTGTCGCCCTTATCGCCCTTTGCGCCGTTCGTGACGGTAAACGTGCTGGTGGTATTATCGTTATAGGTAATACGGTACGTGTCTACCAGCCCGCTGACGGAGACTTTGGCAATGGTTGAAATGCCCCGCCCGTTTTTTACGGTGAAGTCAAAGGTAGTGGTGTCCGCCATGGTGATACGGTATGTATCCGTAAGGCCGCTGGTGGAATGCTTCATGATGCTGCTGATACCGCCGTGGCCGTCAGCGGCGGCGGTCAGCCAGTTCAGAAGAATTTGTCCCGTCAGTTTCTTTGCCGCGCTGTCCTGTTCCAGGACGAAAAGGTCGGCAGCTTTTATCTGTTCCGCTGCAATCAGCTCGGATATTGCTTTATCTGCCATCTGCTTCCTCCTGTTCAGTCTCTTTTTCAGGCGCAGGAGGCGCGGACAGCGCCTGCACCACTTCTTCTACGGCCTGCATACTGCCCAGCATTCTGTCCAAGTTCTCCCGTCCTGCGACCTGAACGCCCTCAAGGGTATTCAGGACTGCCCTAAGTTTCATTACAGGGTTCATTTTTACTCCTTTCCCAGCACCACACGCACCGCGCCGGTTTCCGGTACAATAGCGATTATCTTCGTATATTGGGCGGCGTACTGCCCTTCCCACCACATTTGCACCGTCTCAGCGGGATTTGCAAATACCGTGGCAATCGTCGCCAGGGATTCCCCGAGAATACGAATGTTTATCTGCCCCGCCTGGGGGAAAGGGTTGAAATAATCGCAGTCGAATTCTTTGCCTGTTGCGGTTTTCAGTTTTTCCATACTTAAGCCCTCACTAATACAGTTTGTGATAATCCGTTTCCGTCCTTAATTGTTCGCCAAGCCACCTCTTCGTCTTTGAAATAGAAGCTCGACGCGAATAGTACGGACGCATCAACGTAGCTTGCGGTATTCCACCCATTGAACACACCATTTGCAAAATCCGCATATCCAAGCGAGGTATTGATACCTCCGCTGGTATAGGCCGTGGATATGGTGTTGTAGCCGATTTCCGAGCCGTAGACACTGTGACTGGCAAGGCCTGACCCGTCAAGGTACCCATCGTCGCCGCCATAGTCAATTCTTCCAGCACTGACGCTTCCCCGGAAATAGCCATTCTCAGCGTACAGATTCCCGGTCGGCGTAATCTGCACGCCGTTAGCCTCAGAGCCGCACTGAATGCCGTTGACACCAATGTAAATACCCCGGCTGTTGGTGCCGTTCCAGGTCTGATTGTTATAGCTTAGGTAGTCGGATTGGATATCAAAGCCGCCGATTTTGCCGCTTAAGGCGGTGATCTTTCCACGGACTTCTGCGCCGGACTTGGTGACTTTGAACACCGTGGTATTGTTGGCCTTGACCGTCCAGGAATCATTAAGCAGCTCCCAACCGAAGGACGAACTGTCACCGCCGGTTTTGGTCACCCGCGCGGAAATCTGGTCACTCTGAATGTCCAGCCGCGAGGTGAGCTCGTTCCCCTGTTCGATACGGGCAGAGACTTCTGCGGAAATCTGGTCGGCCTGAACCTTGAACGTGGACTTCATTTCGGAATAGTGGCGTTCAATTTTGCGCTGCGTGGGTGTTTTGTACTCGTACTTATAATTGATTTTTTCGCCGCCGGGTGCGGATACATTCGCCGTGTACAGTGCCCCGTGGGAAACGTTTTTGGAGTATATCCCGCTGTATAAGTTTCCGGCGGCAAATCCGTCTCCGATCTCCGCCGCTGGGTCGATATGTGCGCCATCGGCGGTATACGGCTGGTATTGAAAGCCTTGGATTTTCGATAGAATATCCTCAGCCATTTTTTGTGTACCCCACGGGCAGTCCAGAGTAAGTGTTCTTCCACTGTCTGTTCCGGATGAATATTCCAGTTCATCCGATACGACAACAACGACTTTTGAATATCCGTTGAAAGTGTCTTGCTTTTCCAGCGACGAAAGCGATTTTCGGACATTGATCACGTCAGACAACGATCCTGTCACCTCCAAACGTAATGGCGTAGCCGTGGGTATCGATCAGATAGCGGGTTTCTTTTGGGATATTCCAGAAGCATACCAGAAGCAATTCCCCCGATTCGCTCATGAGAAAGCACCCGGCGTACATGGCGGCGATATATCCAAGATATTCCCGGCAAGTATATTCCGGATTGTACTGGACAGGATAGGCGTTGCGCATAATCTCCGCCGTCCTCGGGTCTATCGTCACGCCCATTGCTTGGGCAATCTCCCGCACAACGTCTATATCCTTTGCTGGCCATGTCAATTTGCTGTCTGCTGGGTAATCCTGCTCAGCGAACAGAATAGCGTCGTAGCCGTGGATTTTAAGCCACTGCACATCGTCCTCGTCAGCGTCCTGGTCAATGGAATCCGCATAAAATACGCCCTGCGGGAGCCACTCGGAGCATTCGCCGCCATCGCTGACAAGCCTTACATAAACCGCAATCCGGGACATTCCTTCAATGTTCCCGGAGGGCTTCAGCATTTTAATGTCGCACTCCCGGCTTATTACATTGCCGACGGTCGGCTCGTTCCCATCGAAAATCGCGCCGGTAGTTTCTACCGACGCGAGGATGTTCATTCCGTATCCGGCATCCGCGCCGGAAGCCCCAACCAGAATGCGGGTGCCGCCGAACGTGATCCCGTTTCCCCGTTTGTCCACAAGGAAGCCCGTATCGCCGATAGAAACCCGCGTTTCCTTCGTGTGGATGCCCGCAAGGATTTTTCTATACAGAGCAGATGTTTTCTGCATATTGCCTCCTTACTGCTCGATCAGCGGGAAGGAAATACCCGTCCATACCGATTCCCCGGTATCGGGGTCAACGTAGGAGATCGAAGCGGGAACGTTGTTGGAATAATATTGCGCCGTCTGGCTCCCATATAGCGGGTGTAGGTTCGTTTCCACTGTGACAAACTCAGGGTTTATCAGAGCCATAAGCGCAAGCTCTTCCGCGCGGTTCATATCCATGCACGTGATATCCGCCCGGTATTTCTGCGCCACCCGGCCACGGTGCATGGTAGCGTCCATTGTTCGCCCAGCGTTGGGGCTTTCCACATCGTTGCGCTGCCATTTTATGCCGCCCTCCTGAGTAAGGTGTAGGATGTCCACACCGTTGATTTTGAAATATGGTTTTGCCATACTACCCCCCCAATGCCCGCTGTGTCCGGCGCTGCTGACGGGTGATCTCAGGTGTCAGCACACGCGCAAGCGTCGCAAGGTCGCCGGTGAACTTGATCGTGATTTCCTCGCCGGAACCGTTCTGCGAAAGCACCTCCGCAAGAGCCTGTTTAATGGTTTCCAGAGGGGCTTCAATGTTTGTCCCGTGCGTCTGATCTCCGAGGACGGCCATAAACTCCCGGTTTGGAGGAATAACTGCGCCCTGAGCAAGGCGGGGCGCCTTTATCGCGCCAAACGAAACTCGACCCCAATCCACGCCCTTGACGGAAATATTTACACCAGGGATAAGGTTTAATAGTCTGATTGTTTCATTGACAACGGCTCTGACCCCATCCATAATCTTGTTAACCGCGCCCTCCAGAATAGAGATAACGCCATTCCAGGCCCCCGCAAAAATATTCATGATTCCATTCCAGGCCTTTTCCCAGTTCCCTGTGAACATTCCGGAAATGAAATCAATTAGGCCGCCGAATATTTGCTTCACGGAATCAACCAGGCCGTTAATGAACTGTCTGATCGTTGCAATTTCATTTTTGAATCGTCCATTGGTCGCCTTATCAATCCAGTCCAGTAGGCTGTTAATTCCTTGATTAGCAAAGTCAAGCAGCGACAAACCGAAATTCTTGTAATGTTCGAAGAACGAATCCAGAGATTCTTTCATACCATCAAGATCACCGTTGAGCAGTGCAATAATAAACTCAGACGCGTCATGGAACATCCCTTTTATGGATTCAAGCATATCCCCGATGGGAGTTTCGGCCAAACCAAATTTCTCGATGATCGAATCTATCCCCATCCCAACTATGTAATCCACAAATTCAAGAAGATCTACGATTAAATTCCTGACGTTCCCACAGAACGAAACGAGATCATCTATTGCCTCTCCCCATTCCCCGGAAAGAAAGTCAGTTACAAAATCCCTGACATCTTCTATGATCGCCCAAACATCCGCCGCGATTTTGCCGACCTTTTCTAAAATCGTATCTAAGAATGTGCTATCAAATTCTTGCGCTGAAAAATCAGGCGCAATCGTACCCGAGCCGCCACCACCGCCGCCAGCTGTGTCTTCTGTAAGCTGGTTGATTTCATCGAAACCGAGAAGCTGCTTTTTCGCTTCTTTTGCCGCTGCGCCCGTGCCGTTCAGCGCGGAGGTCTGCTGATTCAGTGCTTTTGCCGCCGCCCGGGACGATTCCACGGTTGAGCCTGTCAGCACCGCAAACACGCTGGCGATTTTGCTGATTATCGCCGCAATGATATTTACGAACTTTGTGAACGCCGGAATGATGATGTTCACCAACGGCTGCACCAGCGTAAGCAAAGCGCCCTTGAGCTTCGCAATAGCCGCCGTTGCTTCCGGGCTGACCTTGATTACATTCCCAATCCAGTCCCGGAATTTTGAAAGTGCTTGTGTAATTACCGTGAACACAAGTGCAGATGTAACGACGGATTTCAGGCGGCTTGCAAAGCCCTTTGCGCTTTTCGCCGCTTTCTTGACGCCGTTGTTCATCTTTTCGGAATTATGGCCAGCGGTAGCGAGTTCAGCGGCGAGTTCCCCCGCCCGATCTTTTGCTATGCCAATATCGCCATTGGCTTTTTCTATATCGAGATTATACTTGTCTATCTTGTTGTTAACTTGATCCCACTGGTACTGCAAAGAATTGACCGTCTCCGCTTGGTTACTAATTGCCCCAGAAGATGCACTGCTGGATTTTAATGCTTCAAGTTTCTGCTTCGCATCATCCAGCGCCGCGCCCAAGGAATTCGCCTGTTCTTCCAACGGCATTTTCTTCGCTTCCGCTTGACTTGCCTTGCTTTCCAGTGCAGAAATCTTCTTTTCCAGTTTTTCGAGCTCTGCTTGCGCTTTTTTATTATCGATCTCAGTGCTAAAAACAATCGAACCGTCAGGATTTGGCATATAAACACCTACTTGCATTTTAATTACGGGTATGATATTATGAAATTGTTAACACAACGCTATTTCCCATAAGTGGAAAATAGCGGCGTGGAATTGTTAAGGAGGGGTATTCATGTTTTGCCAGAATTGCGGAAAAGAGATAGCTGAAATGCCATGCCAATATTGCGGATTTTCGGGCATCAGGCAGCCAGCAAGTCAACCAACAATCATTATCCAGAACAACAATGCAAATGTCGTTTCTATGCCTGCTATAAGCCAGAAAAGCAAGGTTACAGCGCTTCTGCTTTGCATTTTCCTCGGCGGATTGGGGATTCATAGGTTTTACGTTGGAAAAACCGGGTCAGGAATACTGTACTTACTGACAGCTGGCGTTTTTGGTATTGGCTGGATCGTTGATATTTTTTCGATTGCGCTCGGTGGCTTCCGCGACGCAAACGGCCTATTTTTGAAGTAAAAGCTGATTTTATCCGCCCTCTCCGGAGGGCGGTTTTTACGTCCACGCCTTTATAAGCTCATTGTCTCTGTCGGAATACTGCGACTTTATATCCACGGCGTCCCTGTTCCGGCGATAGAATTCTTTGTCCGCCTTGTCTTTCAGCTTTCCTTTTGCCTTCAAATCGCGTATTCGCACGATTTGCGCAAAGAAGCAGTCCCCGATTTCCATGTAGTATGAAAGAAACGTCCACCAGTGCAAATATGGCATCGAACGAACTTCTGTTCCGGCGATGCGGTTTATCGGGGCAATCAGAATCGGAAAATCCTTTTCCCAATCCATCAGCTTCGTGGTGCTTTTGCATTTTTCGTCGTTGCCACCGTTGATGAACCAGTAGCATTTTTGAACGGCGTCGCTGAAATGCTCTGCGGGCATATCAAAAAATCTTTTGTAGAAGATTCCAAGCATCCCGATTCCCTTTTCATTGCCTGTCAAATCCGGGTCTTCCAGAACGCCGAATATATCCAGAATCGCCCGAAAATCCGTCTCAATATCATAATCTGTTCCGCATACGTTGACAGATGTCGGAAGTTCGTACATCATCGGCTGTACTTCTTTGTATATTTCGCCAGTTTTTCGCTGTGGAACGCCTTTTCCCGCTTAATTCCATCATCGAACTCGTCGATAATGGCAAGCATTAAATTCATCCACAGGGGCATCCCGTCCGCACTGGCATACACGCTTGTACTGCCAAACAACGGCTCGCAGACAGGAGTACCGAAGCATCCGTCAATCGTCCCCCGCATATCTGCGTCCAGTTTCCGAAGATAGTCGAACGTTTCACGGGTGGTCATGCCGTCAATGTCCTTGCGCTCCTGCTTTTTGGATAGCTCGTCCAGCGCCGTATAAATCCGATCGGCAAAGGCGGGGTCTGTCGGGTTAAAACGAACCGTGCATTTATCGTTAAGCCTATACTCGATTTCGCCGGTATTCAGTGTCAGTTCTTTCATAATCCCTCCAAAGATTTCGGGGCGGCACTCACCGCCCCGTATTTGCATCAGGTATCAGCCGTGAACGTAACGGTTCCGGCGCTCACCGCGGCAGTGCCTACTGTGCGGGTGCCGCCGTATGTAACGTCCATAGGCATTCCCACAAAGCCGCCGCCCTCGCCGCCAAGACTGGACGGCTTGACCATACAGGCGCTGTAGCGCTCTGCAAAGGCCGCCGTGTCCTTGGTTCCGGCGTACAGATGCACAATCAGCATATCCTGATTGGTCAGTGCTGACACGTTCTGCTCCTTGACAGCCAGGTTCCAAATTTTCAGAACCGCAGCGTCTCCGGCGTCCAGATCGCACGGGTCAAAGGTCTGGGTAATGATGGGTTTCTTCATCGTGGTTCTGGTAGTACCGAGGATATCCTTATTGGACTCCTCCTGCCAGTCGTATTCCATGCTGGAATCCGTGACGCGGCTACCAAGCGGCGACCACACAGGAGCAGAGGTCGTTCCGGTGTTAAGGTACGCGATCAGCAGCTCACGGTCTACGGTCTGGCCGGGTGCGGTGTTAAACTCTAAATCTGCCATTATTTCACCTCATAAATCGTTTTTTGAATTGAACGGACAGCTGTACCATGTACATTGCCGTTCCTTCTTCGTCTGCACCGTACAGAACGCCGTTCTGCGCTGTGATTTTCTCCGCCCTCGGGTCATCCCCAAAGGTGGGGGCATTGCCCATAACGGACATTTTCTGCACCCACTCCTGAAAGTCCATGACCCAGCCCGCATTTTCAGATGCTCCGGTATCATCCCCCGGGGACTTCTCGAACACGTAGTACAGCCCGAAATTGTACTGATTGATTACGGTTGTGTTCCCAAGGATATCCCGTGTTCTGGAAACCTCCACAAGCCCGGAGGGGAAAACACCGCCGTTGAATGGAATCTGATCTGTGTAGTCAACATGGAAATCGCGGAAGATATCCGCGCCGGGGTACTGCCCGAGAAAGTCCTTGATTTTTTCCAGTGCCGTCATATTCCGCTCCTCCTGTTGATATAAGCCTGTAGGTCGTGCGCAATTTGGTCTTTCTCTGCCGCCATCATACGTCTGTCCCAGAACGGCCCCGCCTGCTGGTTCTTGGTGGTGTCATAGTTCAAGTCCCGATCGGTTGCTCTCAGCGCAGTTCCTTTTCTGTACCGGTATCCAACTCCAGGGATGAAAGCGGGGCCTTTCCCGGTTTTGGCATTTACCATGACTTTGCCGTAGTACTGATACCGGGCGTATGGTGCCATAACCGTGATCTCTGTCGGGCTTGAGATATACTTAAGCTTCGTGGAAAGCACACCGGTTCGGAACGGCATGTACCGCGTTATCCGCTTGTTCACTATCCGGGTAAGCTGCATCTGCACATCGCCGGTTTTATTCACGCCAAGCCTTGTGAGAATGGTGTCAACGGGCTTCATGTCAACCTTTATCCGTGTTTTCATCCGCCCGCCTCCGTATGGACGATCTGCCCATTCCAATATTTGGGGTCGGCATAGCTGACAACCACAAGCCCCGGCACCTTAACCGGGATGAGAGCCGCCCAGTCCTCGCGGGTGCTTATTTCAGCTCCCTCGCCGAGCAACACCTTATCCCCAACAAAAACGGCCTGTTCGCTCCCTGGAACGACAAGAAGAAACGAATTTGCTTCACTACTTCCGGTCTTGTCCACGGACTGAGTTTTCTTGAAATCCAGGAACGCCCCACCTTCGACGATCTTGTGGGTATAGGTATCACCGGACTTGTGATAAATGGTAACGGTCTGGGTGCACAGCCGGTAATCCACCGGGCTGGTGCGGCGCTTAATTCTCACCATAGCCGTCACCCCCGGTAGATATCCAGATACAGGCAGGCGCAGCGGTACAGATCCTTGGACTGTGCTTTGGGGCTGCTGTCAATCTGGCCTGTACTGTAGCTTGTTGAAACAGAGCCAATCGACGCAGACTGCACCGCCTCGCCGTTTGCGATTGTGTCAAAGCTGTATAGAGCTTCCGCCATTGCGCAAACAGCAAAGGCTTCGGAGTTTTCGTCCAAAGCCTTTACCGTGTATATGCGCTTGTATCTGGAAAGCTGATCACCGGCGCGGGATGCGTACCAATTCCAGTCGCCCTCAGAAATAGAGCTGCCCCCATAGACCATCTTGTAAAAATCATACTCAATCATTTGGGGGTACTCCTTTCATCAAGAGCCGGTCTTGGGGGACATCACAATGCCGTTCAAGCAGGCGGCTTTCAGCGTGTTTTTCAGCACGACACCGGCTACAAGCTCAACTTCGCCCTTCTTCACAGCACCGGGGGCGGTCATGTCGGGCATATAGCTGGAAATGACGCTGTTGCCGGTGGGAGAAATGCCGTGGAAGCCGTCCAGGCCGATGCTCACCGCGTAAATGCTGGTGGTACCGTCTGCGGAAGAAGTTGCGGCGGAGGTGCTGATAACGTCCACACTGGTGGTGCCGTTGTAGTACTTGCCCGCATCCATCAGGGGAATGTCCGCAAAGGTTTCCACAACCCTACCGAAATCGTCCTTCTTGCGGTCGTAGTAGCCCGCACGGCGGGCAGCCGCACGCACCTTGAGCAGCATTGCGCTGTTCATCAGCAGCATGGTGGTTTCTCCGTCGATGGTGTGAACCAGCTGGTCGAGTTGATCAATGAAAGCATTGCTGTTGCTGTCCAGCTTGGCGGAGGACGACAGATCAATATCCGTGGTCAGCGCGTTGGACGTGCCGTCCAGCAGCTTCCGCAGGCCGTCAAAGGTGTTCACCACATAGCCGGTACCGGTGCTGGCAGATGTGCCGTTGATGACCAAGTTGTGGAAATAGTTGCTGGTTGCCTTGATTTTCTGCTGTGCCTGGAACGCCAGCTCATCCACAGCCCCGGAGGTGTTCTGAAGAACACGGTCGACCTCGAAGGAGCCGCCCATGATGACGGCTTTCGCGGTCTTCTCCACGCGCTTTGCCTCACCGGCGGTATACTCGCTGTTAATGGCACGAACAGCAGCGGTAGAGGGGGTCTTGAGCTGGATGTATCCATAGGTCAGGGTAGAACCGCCAGTGCCGGGAGAAATGGAGTTATCAAACACCATTCTGTCCAGTAGCAGAGAACTGCGGCGGAACTCGTCAATGATCATCTGATCGACTTTGTCGGCCATGCCGACTTTAGCTTCTGCAAGGGTAATTGCCATAATTAAATTTCATCCTTTCATGTCAGTTTGTACTTTGCCCGGAGTGCACCGGCAAGGCTCGCCGGTTCCCCGTTGGGCTGATTTTTTCCCGTTCCTGTTCCACCGGCATAAGGGGGAGGGTTGCCCCCGTCATCAAACATATAGCTGTTGTCCTTTTTCAGGGCTTCCAGCGCAGTCTTAATGTCGGCTTCCTGATTCTTGCTGCCTTTCAAGGCGTCTACATCCAGAAGCGCACGAATAGCCTTTGCGTTCTTGCCCTTTGCGCCGGAAATGGCGGATTCCAGGGCGTGGTCAAAGGCCATGTCCGCAATCTTCTGATTGCTTTCAGAAATGGCGGTATTATATTTTTCCTCCCATTCCTTGGCCGATTTTCTCACGGCATCAATGTCCGCGCCCTGATCCTGAAACCCCTTAATCGTCTTCTGAGCTTCTTCCAGCTGAGATTTGACTGTATCATAGTCGGCAAAGGGCTTCTTGGCCGCCTCGATATCCCGGCCATTCTCGGCCATAATGGAATCAATGATTTCTTTGCTCAGGGGCTGGTCTCCTACCTTGAAATTCTGCAAAAACTCACGTTTCATATACTTCCTTTCTCAGCTATGCTTTGTTATATGGGGGTTGCGTCCCCTGCTGTCGGCTTGTTTTACGCCTGCCACGGCAAAAATGGTATGAAAAAAAGCAACCGTTCGGAAAACCCGAATAGTTGCTTCAATCAACTTGGTTGTAATGGCACTTCCCATCGTGCCATGCGCCGCATAATTCCTTTTTGCACTCCACAAACTCGGCGGTGTTGTGTTCTATCGTCTGTTGAAGTGTTTGGTAGTTGTCATCGTTATACTCATACGTTGTCTGCTGAACCAGATGCCGGTTAACTGCATAGGGACAGTACATCTTATGCCCGTTCGCGCCTTTCGCACGAGAAAAGAGAGCCATGTTTCCATAGCTCTCTCGGCTTATCCGTATATTGCTTTTCTAAGGGTTCCCGACGCGTCATCCTCGACAATTTCAAACCTTCCGCCGGGGTGGTTTGGGTTTGCAATCGGGCGAGGGTTGTGCGGGTCGTAGAGATAGTCTTCGTCGCTGTCATCAACAATTTGAAGTGCGCCAGAATCTTCATCATATGCAAGAACTTCGTATTCTTTCCCGTTCGACAAGCCATCGATGCCAAAGCTCTTGCCGATATATCGAACGCGCATATTACTTTGCCCCTTTCAGCTTTATTTCATCGGGCGGGACGCCGTTGGTATTTTCATACCAATGCACCACATAATGGTAATGCTTGGCATATACCGTTCCGGATTTCTTTTTCCATCCGCTTGCGTCCCCATAATTGGGATATGTAGAATACAGCCGCCGCAAGTCGCGAATCGGTGTACTCGTCCCGGAACCCGCCATTGTGTACACGTCAACCGCTGTCGTTCCCTTTGGGACAACCCCTTGAATCTTAGGCAGCGAAACATTAACAGTGTGTGGAATCAGCGTATCCGCTTCCTGTATCTTTTTCGGCAACGTTGATTCTGCCTTGATTGTAGCATCATTCTCAATAAATTGCAAGTTTCTTTCATTGTTTTCTGCAACTTTCTCCGCATCATCGGCCTGTTTTGCACCGAAACCGGACATTTCCATACGCTCATGCTGTAACCGCAGCCCCGCCGCCTCGGAAAACCGTTTGTATTCCTGATTCAGAACTTGATACTTGATTTGATCCTGCCGGAGCTTTTCTATGTCTCCGGTAGATTCATCCACAAGAATGCGCCTCTTCTGCTTCCGGATGGTGCGTTCCAGTCTCCGCTGCTGCTGTGTGGCCTCATACGCGGTATAGTGCCGCCCGTTGTAATCAATTCCCTTTTCGTTATCCCGACGGAACTTTTCCAGTTCCTCATCTGTGTACTGCGGGGAATCGACGCCCATAATAATCGGGAATGCGGCGTGGCCGCAATTCAGTGTTCCAATTCGGCGAACAAGAGAATTATTCAGTGCTTCGTATGCCGCATCGGAATACTGCTTGCCCTGAATCGGCTCATGATCGGGAGCGCTGGCAGCATGGGCAGAGATTTCCCAGCCGTCGCAACCGAAATCATCATGATTCTGCTTGGAAATCTGCTCCTGCATCAGGCCTAATCCACCCATGACATTACGCCGCACGGCGGCTTCCAGAGAAGTGTGAACGCCGGAATCGTAATCGATTGTGACAATGCCATTGTCTGCCAGATTCTTAACCGCTTCCCTGATCGCTGAATCATAGCCCTGTGCGCCGGTGGAAACCTTTGTAAACGCAAAGTCACAGGCTTGTTTATAAGCATCCGTCAGTCCAACGGCCTTGCCGTTCGGAGTGACAAACCCAATCGTTTGGGTAATGTTGGACAAGTCATCCTGCGCAAGCTGAACAGCAGCGGAAACAATCTGCTGAACAGCGGAATTCTTGTAAAACGGAACCGCCTGAACATATGGCAGTTTTTGTATATCAAAGTTATACCCAGTTTCTGCGGATTGCTCTAAAAGCTCTCTTAACTCCCGGTGGGATACTTTCAACCGCTTCCGAAGTTCCTTTTTCAGCTGCCTTTGGGAAACCCCCAGCTGTTGCAGCCGCCAAGTCTGATATGCTGCCGTCCCCGTCAGCTGTCCGGCCTCGGCTATCCGCTTGGCAATGTCCGCAATCAAGAAGTCCGTAACGGGTGAAATGATCTGCTGTGCCTTGTCGCCAAGTGCTTCAATCTGGTCGGCGGTCAGCATAATTATTCACTGTCCTCACCAGCATCCGGCATAAACTTCTCCCGGATTTTCTCCTGCTGCGCCTCTGTATCCGTCGGCATATTAAACCGCCACCCCAAGGCTATCTCAGGCTTGAGCAGCCCAGCGGCCACCATATCCTTGTAGTCAGCCCACGTCTTTTCCTCATCGAAAAGAACGCCGTTCCCCCAATCCACAACAATGGAATCATCATCCACGTCGTGTGCGCCGGGGATATGATACATCTGGCCGAAAATACCGCACAGCCGGGCAGCCTCACGCAAGGCAGATTCCCACATCTGTTGAAAGTCAATAATCGTCAGGTTATAATCGCCCTCAGAGGACGTGATCTCAGTTGCTGTCCGTTCTTCGGCCTCCACCTCCGATAGCAGTCCCCGTTTCAGGCCGATCACGCTTTCTACATTCCGTAGGTATTCCTTTTTCCTGGCGAGGTACGACTGTTCACGCAGATCGGGCGAGAAAATCGTAATTCCCACATCCTCGGGAGCTTCGTCAACAGCCGTAAAAACATCGGAGCTAAGTTCCTTCCGCTTTCCGGAAGCGTCGAATTCCAGCATATCCGCGCTGGCAATAATTCGGCTCTTTCCGCGGTCAAACTCACCGTTGATCTGTGCTTCGTTCCTGTTGATGTTCCGGATTAACCCGACGGCGGCGGCATAGACGGACACGCTGTCCTGACTACCATCCACGCAGTTTTCCATCGGAGTTTTCAGCCATGCAATGCCCACGCCTCCCAGTGGCTTTTGAAATGTGTATTCATCCGCAAGGTCAGCGTATGCAGGAATCGTTGTGAGCGGCACATTCTCGCCCAATGTGCCGGGATTTCCAGAACGGTACAATTTGTTTTCTATGGTCAAATAACCGCTCTCATCCGCCGTGCGCCGCTCAAGGAGGGTGTAATAATACCTCCCATCCACGCTCTTTTCGGCCATTCCGACATCTGTTTCATTCCCATCACCATCCCGGGCGAATACCAGCATGTTCTGTCGATTCACAATGGAGACACGAAACCCGTTTGCCGTGGGAACGGGCTTAATACCGCTCTCGCCGCAGATCAGCGCGTTATTCATCGCAGTCGTTTTCTTCTTTCCGATGGCTTCCAAAACATCGGATATAAACGCATCCTTGCTGGTCGCGGCGTACTCTGAAAACACCGTTTTTGCCAACTTTCGGACGATGGTATACGGAATCTGCTGGCACGGGTCATAGTCCGGCGTAGCTTCCTTCTCATAGTACAAATTATTCCACAACTGAATAGCGGCTCTCATTTCGGCGGTTGTCGTATCGACTGCCCGAAATGCCACTTCGTAATTACTTTGCAGACTGTTCAACCTCTCCACCTCCGACGTTCACCGTAATTCTTCGCAACGCGCGGGTAGCGTACTGCAAACCCTGAATGTAGGCGTTCAACCTGTCGATTTCTTCTTTGAGCCGCTTGTTTTCATCTTCAAGCGCTTTATTTTCTGCCTGTAACGCCGCTTTCGCCCAGATAGGCGCACGATCGACAAGCCATTTTTTAATCATTCTCATCACAAATTCTCCCAACGATTTCCCGCGTCTCCCGGTTTCTGCGTAACACAGTCGCGCAGAAATAACGAATATCGTCCATCGCATGGTCATTTTCTTTGATTGGCTTATCCTCTGTGGAACCCTCGTCCCAACGATAAAGGCCGAATTCCCGAATTGCGTCACCGCAATCAGAGCCAATCTTAATAGCCCCGGCACGCAGCATTGCAGAAGTGAGCCGAATTCCGTACATTACATCGTTTTTCGCCTTGCGGACCGAGAAACGGCCATGTTTTTTTATGCACGCAATGAAAGATGCCGCTGACGGGTCAACGATAATGTGCCGTATATTTTTGTCACCAGCCAGTTTTTCGACCTCGGCATAATATTCCTCGTCCGTGAGCTGGTATTGCTTGTCCCTGCCGGAATAGTAATACTCAGCCACGCGAACGGCACGCCCGCTATTTACACACCACAACCCCGCCGAGAACGGATTAAGCGTGCCATAGTCGCAGGAAATGTAATATTCCCCGGCTTCTGGCAACTCGTCCACAATGCAACTATCGTTAAACATGGGATAAATAAGCCCCTCTGCCAGCGTCCATTTTCCCAGAATGTACCTATCATAAAACACCGTTCCAGCATATTCTTTTTTCAGATTTTCAACAAAAGCTGGGGGCAAGAACGGATTATCATCTATGGTGTATTCTTGGCTAAAAATATCGGCATCACTATCAAGAAATATTTTAAGCCAGTGGTTGGGATACTGTGGATTGTATGTGCCATCGAAGCAGGAATACTCCTTATCAAGCCGGCTTTTCAGGAGGGCAAAAACTTCCTCCGACCAGTCCGCGACCTCGTCGCCGTAGCAATACTTGATGGACGCGCCGCGAATCTTCGATACCTGAGACACTTTTTCCGCGCCAAGGCAATAACACTTCTCACCAAAAATCCACGCTGTATTATCGCTGGAAATCGCCCCAACAAGTTTATCACCGTACAGATTCCGCATAGGCTCTAGCACATTTCGCTCTATTGTGGATTTTGTAACGCCCAAAATAACGGAAAGCCCATCTTTCCCGGCTCGTTCTCGAATCCGCATGGGAATAATCCATTTAAAATCAAGATATGTTTTCCCGCTTCTGGTCGCGCCGCCCTTGAAATTCCATCGGTGATTCCCGTACCTTGCAAATTCAATCTGTTTCGGGCTTAATAGCATCTCTGAACTCCTTAATTAGCCCATCCAACTTATTGAGGCTATCATTACCGCTTGCCGTATTTCTTGTGGCCTTATCAACAATAATCCCGAAAGATGTTGCGATCTGGCTTAATGTTGCGGCCGAAATCTTTTCGGGGTCAGTAAGCGCTTTCAGATGCAAAGTGATTGCTTCTTGCATCGCCGCTTTTTGTGATTCCATGTATGCCATCATATCGGCGGTATTCTCTTCTTTTTTTTGCTGCACTTTTTGGGCGATATCCGGTGAAGCGCTGACAATCCTTTTCACAGTCTGGTGAGTTACGCCGTGCTTTTTTGCAACGGCGCTGTACGACTGCATTTCTATCCAGTCGGCGATTATTTTCTTTTTCTTCCGATCTGTAATCCTTGCAGCCATAGCACCACCTCTCATACAAAATAATTGGCGCGAGGCCGATTCAAACGGCCTTCTGTTGGGGAGAGAGCGCCCAACTCGTTATCTACCGCGCCATGCAAAAAGAGGCTCAGGAACAATCCCAAGCCTCTTGCGCTTTTTCTTTTTTACCAGTATAGCACATTCAAACCGAAAAATCGTCTCATTTTTTTCTCATTTTTCAGCTTTCAGTCTGCCCATACAGGCATAGCGTGAAATGTCGTAGTGCTGAATCACGGCGGCGGTAAACCTGAGCTTTTTCAACTCCAAGTTCTTCACACAGGGCGTCGACGTTGCCTCTAGCGGGGCTTATGTAGAATCTGCTCAGTATCTTCTTTTCATCGGTGCTAAGCGATTCAAGCCCGGAATCCACAAGTGACACCCATTTTCTCGCCTGTTCCAGCGAACGCGCCAGTTCCTCACGGTGAACGATATTCGATAGCATCATATCTTCCCGCCCTGAGCCGCCGCCGCTTACCGGCGTACCGTCAGCCGTGGCACTTCGGATACTCTGCATAGCGGATTCCAGCCGCGCCATTTCCTCGGGGATGCTTTTCAGGGATTGCTTTTTTGCACTGTATTCCTTGAGCTTCTCAATGGCCTCATACTTCCAGTTCATTCCGTTCCTCCTTGCATATCTTATTAAACCCCTGTATAGATATACACAATACACACAAGATATAAGATTATATTTAATATATACTATACAGGGATAACGCTATAATATTAGATCCCGTCTCCTGTTTTTCGTTTTCTTTCTCCTTTCGGTGCAATCCTTCCCAGGCGGGCAAGGCCGCTTTCCCCCGCGGACGAATATGTAATTGCAGCATCGGCTGCCTTCGTAGTACCCGAAGAAATACCAGCACCCGACGCAATACTTCCTGCTATCCTTATACTCCATGTTGCCCATAGAGAACAGGCAGGCTCCCGATCCCGCCGAGCATCCCGGTTTCTTGGCATATCATAAGCAACTTTGTCTGCGCCATCATCCGAATTTCAGCCGGTGCCCGTTCCGCTGCCGTGTGCAAGACGGAAATACACTCAATTCCCTTTCCCTTGTCCACAGACAGCACATAGGACGTCGCAGATACCGCAGAGGCGAACCACTCCGGGACGTTGCCGTAGGCGTATTTCGCAAACATCCTCCGGATAACCTTTTCCGGTTCAGATTCCTCCTGCTCTACTGTGGGGATCTCCCATTCCCCGGACTTGGCGACATCTTTCACTGTTTCGGTCAATTTTTTTGCAAGCATCTCGCGTGCAGTCTTCATGAGCAACGCATCATCAAATTTGAAATCCTGTTCTGCCATTATTCATGTACCTCCAATTCCTTATTTTTCCTATCGTGGTATCTCCTTTTAGCGGCTCTCTGGGCGTGGGCTTTCTGGCATTCTAAGCTGCAATAGATTTTCTGCTTGATTTTTCCCTGCGTGAATTTCTTCCCGCATTGGGGGCAGATTTTAGAAATGCCCTGAGAGGCTTCCACGTCCTCCACATCGGTCTGAATTGGCGGGTGGTATCCGTGCATTGCCATGTACTTGCCGTAGCTCGTCCCGGCCTTCTGGGCGGCTATGGAGCACAGGGTGATATAGTCCGGTTTCTTGCTCATGGTTCTCACTCCTTTATCTCCCGCCACAGCTCGATGACGTCCCTGGCAATTATAAGAATCACCCATACCAGCATCGTGGCAATAAGCACGCAGAAAAGCAGGAACACAATCACAACGAACACAGCCGCGATAACTTCAGCCATTCTCTGCGCCCCCTTCCTTCGGCAATTCTGGAAGTGGCATCCAGTGGGTGATATGTCTGCCAGGTTCAAGTCCGTCCGGATAAAAATACGGCGTTCCGTCCACATAAGATTTTCGCGTACGGCTTGCGACGTGCTTGTACTTATCAAGCGTCAGCACCGTGACACCTATCTCCGGCAGCCTCTCACTGCACGGAATCCACCTTGCCCGCTCCAACGCCTCCATACCCATTCGACAAGCCTCATTCACGGGGTCTATACTTTCGTAATGCTCCCGGTGTTCCGGGTTCAGAATTTCAATTGCTCGTTCAACTTTCATCGTTATCCTCCAAACACATTTTTGCGCCGCAGTTGGGGCAGTATGCCGACCTTACTTTATTTTTCTATTACACCAAGCGTAATCTTCCTTGTATACTTTTTTATGACAAATTGAACAATATACCCCCGCATTCGCGCAATCGGTTAACGATATCCACTGCCCGTTCCGCACCGGCTCCACGTCGGCGGCGGGCAACTCGTCTTCTACAAACTCGGTAACGGTCATATCCGGAGCCTTAAAACCATATCGCAGCATGGCGTCTTTAATTGCCCCCCGGCTGATGTAATCACTCATTTCAATTCCTCCAAACTAATCTGCCCATCAATGGGCGTATTGCCAACCTCTTGCCGCTTTCGCTCCGGGATAACTTCGCGCACAATGGGCTTGCGGCTTATCGTCCGATTGAATGCCCCGCACGCCATCCATCGTCCCGCCCAGTCCGTCGCTTCACTATGAGTAAGCCCGTACACTTTGCATTTGCAAAACACTTTATCGTGATACTTGCCATTTATGAAGTTGCTACACTCCCGGCACGTATGCCCATCCAAAACGCCGAAAAACCGGTGCATTAGAGCAAGTTTACGTAAAGCCATTATAGTTCCTCCACATAACACCAACTCTGGGGTGGGCGTTTGATTTCAACAGGCGCATATCCAAATTTCGTTTTCCGCAACCCCTTGAATGCGCTCAGCGGTTTCGGCGTATCGTAGATTCCCAGTTTGGAAATGTGCCAGCCGTACAGTGCTGCACCTTTTCCGTAGTCCCACAAAGCACCGTCCACAAGCCCAGTCTGCGCCACAAAGTCATCGCCCACATCGTAGATTCCATACGGTTCTGTTGCCGCCTTGATGGTTTCAACCCGGTCGCATACAAATTCCCCTACAACACGCCCGTATGCTATTCCGAATGGGTGCTTCAGCCCATCCAGTGTGCAGTAGATATAGCACTTAAACGGCGTTTCCAAACAAGGCCGGTTCTTCCGCACTTCCAACGTTTTCTTGCCGCTAAGAATCTTCTCCACCCACTCCGGGCGGATGCTGATAAGTACCGCGTTAGCCATTGTCAGCCCTCCTGTTCCATGCTTCCGCAGCTTGTTCTTCCGTGTCGTAAATATACACACGGCCCAAAATCCCGCCATCGCACTCATAGCTTGCAATCGGGCATTCCGGGTTTTCCTCGTAAGCGTGGTGAATCATAAAGCCAAGCCCACTATAGGGATGTTCTCTATATGCCTCATCATGCAGATTCCCTTCGTCATCGCACAGAACAAGGCTAACTTTACCCCCACAAAACGGGCATGGCTTCAATTCGATTTCATCCATCGTTATCTCCTTCCCGCCCGGGTTGCCCCGGGCTTGTGTTATCCAAAATGTCTCCTCGTTACCGCCATAGGGAACTCCTCGATCTCGCTCGCCCATAGGCAGCTCCCTTTTCCGTTCAGCTGCTCCCACAAAAAAGGGAAACCGCCTATCCCATCGAAAAGGCTTGCCATGGTTGCGTCCCGCTCATATTGGGCGCAGAGGCGTTTCAGCACCCATTTCCAGGGCGGCAGGGCGATGGAGTTGCCAAGAGCCTTATAGCGGCTGCTGTCGCTGCTCTCCCGGCGGAGCTTTCCCTTGCTGTCTGTCCACGGGCCTATGTCCGTCCAGCCGTCCGGGAAGCCCTGTAGCCGCTCACATTCCAGCGGGGTCAGGCGGCGCACTTTTCCGCTTTGGACTGGGTAGGTTTCGCTGTCCTCTCGGAAATCCAGGTTGGCTTTCGCTTTCAGCGTGTTGGCAACATCTTGACAGAATACCGCTTGCGCATCGTGCATTGTATTCAGGGTTTTCGCCTTTTCAAATGCCGGGGTAGCCATTTCGTTTACTTGGCCGTTTCCGATACTGTATACTACCAGCGGCACTTGATTCCCACCCGTTCCCATTCTGGCTTGCAAAGAAGGAGAAGTGCCACCGCAATCCCGGATTACATCACAGGCGTGGGACATGTCCAGTATTGCAGGCTTATTCCCGCCGCATTCTGCGTTCAGGGCCGGCGCCTGCTCCTCGCAATATCCGATACTCCTGGCTTTTTCGCTGTTCCCCAGCTTAAACCCGGCGCAGACCGCTGGTCGGTCGATGGTGTTGAGCGTATAGCTCACATTTTCTTTCCAGCCCCTGCCGTTGCATCTGGCTGTGTCCGCGCGGTCTATTCCGTTTCCTTGCAGGCAATAGACTGAGCTTCCAGTGCTTTCCGCAGAGCCTCCGGCAAATCCTTCCCTCGTCTCGCCGCCCGGTTCAGAATCCCCCGACACGCTTTTGCGGACAAATAGTACTTCTGGTGCGGATTGTCCTCCAAAATCTGCGACAAGCGCGATTCTACGCCGTCTCTGGGGCACTCCCCAAAACTGTGCATCGAGTACACGCCAAGCAACGCTCCATCCGTCTCCCATGAGGCATCCGCTTGTGGGCCATCCCTTTTCAGGTACAGAAACAGGGGGGGCTTCCGGCTCTGCGATTTTGACCGCTTCTTCGAGGACTGCGGCAAAGTCTTTTCCGTGGTTGCTGCTGAATGCTCCGGGAACGTTTTCCCAGACCATGTATCTTGGGCGAATAAACTCACCTGACCGTCCATTTGCTCTGTCATGCTCTCTCATCTCCCTGATGGTTCTGATCTGCTCCATGTAAAGTCCCGACCGTTCCCCGGCAAGTCCGGCTCTCTTTCCGGCAATGCTCAGGTCTTGGCAGGGGCTGCCGCCAATGATACAGTCAACGATTGGAGCAGTTGCACCGTTGATTTTGGTAATGTCACCTAGGTGGTTCATTTCTCGCTATCTTCCACCGGGGCTTTGAGCCATGCCAACCTGCATTCCTCGCATCCCGGCATATTCTCGCAGATATCTTTACGCCCCTCGCAAATAAACGTCCCGGTGCTGAGTAATTTTGCCAGCTCCTCATCCGTCATAGCTCGGATTCTGTCACTGTTTGTTTTCGGCTTCACTTTTCGCTGAGATTCAAGCTCCCACTTTACTTCAAGCGCATCCTGAAAACAATTGGCCGCATCATGAAGACCAGCGGCCCATACCTGGTGCATCATTTCCATTTCCCATGCCCTTGGGTTTTTGCAGCACCCATTTTCTCCATGCTTGTGGTTTACTGGGTTTGGCATAAGCTGTTCTACAACGTTGCTCATTTCCCATTTCCTTTCTGTTTTCCTTTATTCCCCCGAGGCACTTTCCCCCACCTGGGCGGGGTGCAATTCCGCTTCACCGGCTTGAAACAGCCGTACATTTTCGCCTTGCTCATTGAAAATCCTCCATACTTGTCTGCCCCGGTAGCACATCGTACTCCATCCACCAGCGGAACACATCTTCTGCGGTGGTTCCCATGCGCCATAAACCGTCCAGTTTCCCACGCCGTCTGCGTTCCTCTAGCATCCTATCGAACGCACGCAGATAGAGATTTTTGTACTTCGGCCACCGGGTGAACTCGGTTTCCCGGCCTTTTCTGCTAGCCATGGGGCATCCGATACACCCAACCCGGCATTGCCCCTCGGCGTATAGCGGGTTCATGGGGCATTTGGCATCTTCCAGGAAGCCGTACACATCCTTGTCTGTCCAGTCGATAATCGGGTTTACAACTCGTTTTGCTTTCAAGCGGCAGTTTTCAAATAACATCCGCTTTTCGTCATTGTCGTTGGCAAGAATGATATTTTTATCCTTTGTTGCGCCCAGTTTTTCGTAGATTCCACGATTGTTTTTTCTTGATGCAGATTCAGCCCAGCGAACCCCGGTGCAGATAAACCGCCCTGCCCCCCCTGCTTCTTTCAGGACGGAGCAGCAGTACCGTACCAACCGTGTTGGCGGCATGAGCTTCTGAGGAATTAGGCTCCACATGGACACCCGTTTCCCCTTGTAAACCGGCATGTTCACGGTGCACTTGTATCCTTTTCCCTCTAGCCGCTTGAACTCGCTTCGCACGAATCGCACCGTTTCCGGGGCATCGGCTGTGGTGTGGTTGTGCTGGAACTCGCAGGGGATGCCGGAACGCACCGCAAGCTCGGTGATAACGCCGGAATCTTTGCCGCCTGAAATGCAGATCACCAAAGGCTGCTGATACGCCATGAACGACATATCAGAGGCAGCTTTCAGGCGATCGATTGCCATCTGCTCCAAGTCATTCATTCTCGATAACAACCCCCTCTCTCACCAAATCCGGGTGTTCATACCTGAAAAATTGGCGTTGTTTTTTGTGGTTTCCAATTGATTTCATGATGTTTTTGTTCCAATTCGCTACGAAATATTCTTCCCACGCCTTGCAGCCGTCCCCGTTAGTGGGGCAATCGTCCCGCGTGCAATTTCTGCAAAAGGGGCTTTCCGAATCGATGTACTGGCCGGGGCGTTCCTTTTCCCCGCCTACTTCGTTTTTCATACTCCACCGCCTTCCGGTAGCTTTTCAAATTCCATCTTCCCGGCCAGCTCGGCGATAAAGTGCTTTACCGCTCCGGGGAGCTTCTGGTAGTCGTCCTCCCGCTTCTGGCACACTTGGAACGATCTCTGGAAATTCGATGCAACAACCGACTGCACCGTTTCTGCGTCCATCAGCGCCCATTCCTTGAGCTGGGCGGGGCTTCCCACCGTCCGCTGTACCGCCGTAGGGAGTTTTTGAAATTCTTCCGCAGCACCGTACATGCTGTTTTGCAAGGCCTTTGCAACCAACCCCCATGCCTCCATCTGGGTCATCTGCTGGGGCGACTGCATCCGATGAAGCATATCTTTCAGCTGACCGATGGTGGGCATAAAGCCGCCGGTATCCGTCGCTATGTACGCCTTTGCAGCGGCGGCAACGGCCTCAAATGGCTCTTCGGCGAACATGTCGGCCCAAAGATTGACTTTTACGTTTGCCGCCTCTTTGGACATCCCCCGGAAAGAATCGGGATAATTTGCCTGTAAAAGCGTGAGAATCTGGTACGCTTCCTGTTTATCCATTTCCAAATTCCTCCCTGTACATCTCCGCCAGACGGTCAACGCCGCTGGTGTAGCCGCCCGGCTTCTGGTTTGCCGCAGGTCTAGCCGAATTCTGCTCCCTGGAGAGCCAGGAGTTGACAAATCGCATGATCCCAGCTTTTGTTTTCCTGTTTTTGGGATTTGCCAAAAGCCAGCCACGCATACTCCGCAACTGCTGAGCTACATCCACGGCGGGATACAGGCCGGACAACTCGGCAACCATCTCCACGGAAATCTCAAAATCCGTGCCGTCAACCAGCGGAAGCACCGCCGCAGGCGGGGGGCTGCTCGGCAGCTCGCCGCAAACCTCCGAAGGAGGTATATTATCCTTTGCCTTTTCCTTTGTCTTTGTCTTTTCCTTTTCCTTTGTCTTGGTATCATTCGTACACGGTTGTTCGCCGTCGTATACGTCCGTATTCCATCGTTTTCGGATGTTATCGGAGTTTTTCTTACACCGGCTGTCGTATGTTGCCTTATCTCGGTCTATCTGTGCTTTCAAAGTTGGAAATACGAATCTTTCATTACCACGGAGTTGCGGTGCTTCGCCCGTCTTGCTGTATATTAGGCAAGCCGTGAAAAGCCTCCCCCTCTCCGTGTCATTCAGTTCCTCCATACTGTCCAGATAACTGTGATAAGCGCAGAAATATTCAATCGCCATTATCTAATCCTCTTTAATGATGGAGTACCGTGCAAAGCACGTCCGCTCCCCGTACCGGTTTTTCCCGGTGACGGTTTCGCTCTTGATGGGAACGCCCTGAGCTTTCAAATCCCAGATCCTTGCGCCAAGCCGGTAACAGCCGTACTCGGTAACAGCCTCGGCCTGGGTGATACTCCCATAGTCTTGCAAATGCCGCAGGATACGCTCACACTGTGTCACGGGGTACCTCCTCTCCGGTGAGGCGAACCGCCACGCATGGGCGGGTGCCGTACCTCTTGCAGACTGTGGCGTCTGTGATAACTGCATCATCCTTGTAGGCGATCCCGTTCAGGGCATCACACACGATCTTGCCTATGTTGTCCCAGTGGGGCTTCACCATTGGTAGAATCTGATTGTCAATCGCTTC